GACGCGAGCCGCGACATTCTGGCCTTCTCGGCGGTGTTCGCCTGCGTGACGGCCATCGCGCAGGACATCGCCAAGTTGCGCGTGCGCCTCATGGAAGAAGCCATGAACGGTATCGGCCGCGAGGTCGAGGAATCCCCTTTCCTCGCGTTCTTCCGGCGCCCGAACCACTATCAGACCTGGCAGAAGTTCATAGAGCAGTGGATTGTCTCGAAGCTGCTCTACGGCAACGCCTACGTTTTGAAGGAACGCGAACCGCAGCGCCGTCTGGTGTCGTCGGCCTACGTGCTGAATCCGCGGCGCGTCAAGCCTCTAGTGACCGAGGGCGGGGATGTCTACTACGAACTCGATCCCGACAATCTGTCGCGCGTTGCCGAGAAGGTGATCGTGCCGGCACGCGAGATGTTTCACGACAGCATGGTGTGCCTGTTTCATCCGTTGGTGGGCGTCTCGCCGATCTACGCTGCTGGTCTCTCGGCGACGCAGGGGCGGCGTATTCAGTCGAACAGCACCACGTTCTTCGACAACATGAGCCGCCCCTCGGGCGTATTGACCGCCCCTGGCAAGATCGACGACGAGACCGCGGCCCGCCTCAAAAAGCAGTTCGAGGAGAACTTCAGCGGAAAGAACGTCGGGCGCACGATGGTTGGTGGGATGGGCCTGAAGTACGAGGCGATGACCATCCCGGCAGAACAGGCGCAGCTTATCGAGCAGTTGCGCTGGACCGTCGAGGACGTGGCGCGGACCTTCCATGTTCCGCTCTACAAGGTCGGCGGGCCGGTGCCTGCCGGGAGCTCGATCGACGCTCTGAATCAGGCCTACTACTCGGACTGCCTGCAGGCGCTGCTCGAATCCGCCGAGGCGGTGCTCGACTTCGGCTTGGAGTTGCCGACGAAGCGTTACACCGAGTTCGATCTTTCGGGCCTGTTGCGCATGGACCAGATGGCCCAAATCACGATGCTCGCCGAGGGCGTGAAGTCTGGCATCCGGGCACCGGACGAGGCGCGCGCGCGGCTGAACCTTCCTCCGGTGCCGGGCGGGAAATACCCCTATCTCCAGCAGCAGAACTTCTCCCTTGAGGCTCTGGCCAAGCGCGATGCGCAGGAAGATCCGTTCGGCACGAAGCCCAAGCCCGAGCCGGTCGCGCCGCCAGCGGCGAACGACGACGAGGACGAGGACGCGGAGGAGATGGCCGCCGCCCTCACCGACCTGATCATCCGCGGCCTGGAGGCCGATCTTGTCCAAGCCTGACCTTGCGCCCTATGCGGCGCGCGTGGTGGCTGCGGTGAAGTCCTACGTCTCCAAGGCCGAGGCGGCCATGACTGCTCGCCTGGATGCTCTGGAAGCGCGCCTCACGGCCATGCCAGCGCCGGAGAGGGGCGAGCCCGGCGCCCCCGGCAAGGACGCGGACCTGGGCGCCGTGCGCGAGCTGGTCGCGGCGGCCAAGGATGATGGCGAGGCCCGGCTCACCGCTTGCCTCAACGCATTGGAAGCACGCCTCGCGGCTATTCCGGCCCCACAGAAGGGCGAGCCGGGAGAACCCGGCGCCCCCGGCAAGGACGCGGACATGGACGCAGTGCGCTCAATGGTGCAGGCCGAGGTCTGCGCGCAGGTAGAGGCCATCCCGCCAGCCAAGGACGGCGCCCCCGGCAAGGACGGCCAGAGTGTGCACCCGGACACCGTGGCCCTCATGGTGCGCGAGGCTGCTGACAAGGTCGCCGCGGCTCTGCCCAAGCCCAAGGACGGCCGCGACGGCTTCAATCTGGAGGACATCCAGATCGAAATGGGCGCGGACGGTCGCACGCTGTCGCTCAAGTTCGTGCGCGGCGAGGACGTTGTGCAGCGCGACATTCGCATCCCGGCGATGCTCTACCGAGGGGTATGGCGCGAGGGAGAGCACGAGCCCGGCGATGTCGTGACCTGGGGCGGCTCGGCCTGGCACTGCAACGAGAAGACGACGGAGAAGCCGGGCGCCTCGACCCACTGGCGGCTGATGGTGAAGGAAGGCAGGCCCGGCAAGGACGCGGGCAGTGACGGTAGCGGTGGTGGCCGTGGTGGCGGTAGTGCTGGCCCCGTGAGGTTCAAGTGAAGCAGTGCGACTCGTTCCTGCTAGAGCGGGTGACGGAACCCGAGATCGAGCCGGTGACGCTTGAGCAGGTGCGCATGCACCTTCGAGAGTTCGCAAGTGCCGATGCCGATGCGCAGATCCTCGAGCTCATAACGGGGGCGCGTGAATGGGCCGAGGACTACACCGGTCGCGTGCTGGTCGATCAGACCTGGCGCCTCACGGTGACCGAGAACCCAACGCTCTTTCAGAACATCGACTCGGACACTGTGAGCGGGTACTACCGCGGCCCGTACTTCGATCGCCCGGACGGCAGGATCATGCTGCGCAAGTCCCCGGCGATCGAGATTACCTCGATCAACGAAGTCGACGCTGACGGCACGGAAACGCTGGTCGATCCTTTGACCTACGAGCTGCGCGAGGCGGATTCTAAGTGGCCGAGCGTGGCGCCTATATCCGGCGGGCTGCCGCGCAACGCGCGCATTGTGTTTCGCGCCGGCTATGTCGATCGCACCGGGAGCCCGGTGCAGGACATCCAGATGATCCCGCAACGATTCAAGCAAGCTGTCAAGTTGTGGGTCGAGGCGATGTACGACCGGGACGAGAAGATGATGGGCATTCTCTTGGGTGCGGCGGAATCGCTGATCTTGCCGGAGAGCGCCCATTTGCGATTTGCATGAGGTATCCATGGCCGACATTCTGATCGTGAAACTGAAGCGCAACGGCTGGCCCGAGGACGAGGCGCCGGTCATGATGGAGGAGTCGCTGCTCGCGTACACCGAGGGTGGCTTCGAGGACGACAACGAGATCACCAAGTGGCGCGAGTGGCGCCTGGACGGGAAGATCGTGAAGCGCGGCGCACATGTGCATTTGAAAAAGAACGTTGCGGCGGAAGCGGTGGCGGCGATGTTCGGCAAGTAACCCAAGGAGACTGCGATGAGATTTTTCAGGTGGCTGATGGTCCCGGTGGCGGCGTACGCCGAGAGGTTCCTGCTGCTCTACGCGAACTCGCAGGCGATGACCAGCGCCTTCAAGCGCGACATCCTGAAAGGCTTCCACAACCTCGGCGGCACGGACAACCCGGCGCGATCGGTGAACACGTCCGACGCCTACAAGCTCGCGCTCTACCTCGCCACGGCGTCGAGAGGCGCCGGCGACACGGTCTACAACACGACTGGCGAGCTGGCGGCCACCGGCAACTATGTCGCGGGCGGCGAAGCTGTCACCTTGGGCAACCCCCCGGCGCTGGATAGCACGACGGCGCACGTCACCCCTTCGGCGAGCGTTACGTGGACGGCTCTCACCTCCTCGGGTGCATTCGACGCGGCGCTCTTGTACAACGATTCGCACGCGACGAAGTACGCAGTGAGCGTGCACACGTTCGCCTCGCAGTCGATCACCGCGGCGGACTTTACGTTGACGATGCCGACGAACGACGGGACTACCGGACTGATCCGCATAGCTTGAAGTGACTGATGCGCCTCGCGATCCTCTATGCGGACCTCGGGGTGTGGGATGGCGGCGTGGAACGATTCGACGACGCGCCCTGTCGTGGAGTGCTCAAGGTGACGCTCGACGGCGTTACGTTCTCCGGCTGGGATCACTACGGCGTGATGGTCGAGGGCGAGCGCACGCTCGTCGGCGTGTGGAAGACCGACGACCCCACTGATCCTTACTTCGGGCAGGGCATGGTGTGGACGTTCGGGCCGGGCCGCGCGCAGGAGCGCACGCCGTACATGCCGAACGCGGAGCTGCCGGAGTTCAAGGCGACGCGGCGCGGGCAGTGGGTCGCTGACGACGTGGCGCGGAGCGTGGGCCTGTGACGACGCCCTTCGTTCTCACCGACACCAACTCGGACCTGACCACCCAGGGCTCGGTCCACAACAAAAAAGCCCCGGCCGCTGCCGAAGGCGGGACGAGCCTCGACATCACGCTCGCCGGCGGTGGATTCGGATCAGCCGCCTGGTACACCGAGCCGAGCGTCCCGAACCTGACCGAGTGGCCGGCGGGCGCTTATACGCTCTCGCTCGACATTGACGCGACGGGCGCGGATATCACCTACACGCTGTCGCTACGCCAGGTGAACTCGGCGGGCACGCCCCAGGCAACGCTCGGCACATCTGGCACCTTGAGTGGCACGGGCCTGAAGTCGCACACGGTCAACGTCGGAGCGCCATTTGCGACGAACGCCGGCGATCGGTTCGTGGGGGTGCTCACCGCCGTGCGCGGCGCGAGCCACGGCAACCAGACGCTCACGATCAGCGTTAACGGCGCGAACGACCAGCTGATCGGGGCGTGGAGCGCGGCGGCCCCAGAAGAGGAGGCGCTGACCGGCGTATCGGCAACCGGCGCAATCGGGGCGTTCGGCGTCGCGGTAGTCATCGCCCTGTCCGGTGTCGGCGGGGCAGGCTCTGTCGGGTCGATGGACGCCGCGGTCAGCGCGCCGCTCGCCGGCGTGGAGGCGACCGCTGCCGTCGGAACGCTCTCGCCCTCGGTCAGCCATTCGGTCGCGCTGTCAGGGGTGGGAGGCGCGGGGTCGGTCGGAAGCATGGCCGCCTCGGCGTCTGCTGGCCTGTCCGGGGCGGCTGGAACTGGCGCGGTCGGCACGCTGACGCCCTCGGTAGGAGGAAGCGAAGCCGCGCTGACCGGCGTGAGTGGCGCAGGCGGCGTCGGCAGTCTCGGTGTAGCAGTAAGCGCGGCGCTGGCCGGCAATGCGGCGACGGGCGCAGCCGGGACTGTGGCTGCCTCGGTGTCTGCTCCGCTCGCCGGCAACGCGGCCACGGGCGCCGTGGGCACGCTATCGCCGACTTCTAGCGGTGCTGTAGCCCTGTCGGGGGTTCAGGGTGCAGGCGCGGCCGGCAGCATGGCCGTGGCTGTCTCA